GTCTATCAGCAAATGACAATGCTTCACGTTTTCTAGGAACAAATTTTAAGACATCAATTTTTAGAGTATCTTGAGTTCTTGGTTCTAGTGTTAGTGGGTATCTTAAATTTAGAGGATAATTTTTGGTTCTTGCTTTCCCCTTTCCAGAATCCAGAGGATCTGCATCTGGTGCTGGAGTTGAAGTATCTCCTCCAGTTTGATTTGGGTTTTCCGTAACAGTTGATCCACTAGCTGAATCTAGTGCACCTCTCTCCTCAGCAGTTCCTGCTAGTTCCTTAATTTTTGGATCTGTTCTTAATTGGGATTTAAATAACCTATTGATTGATCCCTTTTCAATTTCATTTGCTAAGGCAGGACTTGAATTTTTTATATCTTGATCTACATCTAGATACAATCTAGAAAAATCATCTCCTCCAAGTAGGGCATCTCCACTTCCATCACGCGCAGCATTATAAAAAGTATATCCACTAGCGATTGTTTGTGGATTTGTTCCTTTTGCATCATCATATTGTATTAACTCTACTTCATACGTAGTCCTTCCGTCAGAGTTTCTAGTCTTAGATACTTTTGTCGCAACAAATGCTGTTTTTCTAACTCCACCATATCCAAATGCACCAGGAGCTTTTATCTGTGCAGGCACAGCACTAATCTTACTCGTTACGGTCTGCGACATTATACAGAGATCTTTTATTTATTTAGTATCATTTTTCCATATGGAATAGAAAGTAAATCATCTAGTTCTGTTGGATGAACAATGTAAACTTGACCAGCAAGTTCTGACCAAGTATACTGGCGAGACTCTTGATGGTGAAAATTTAACCCACGAAATCCCCAACTAAAAATATCTGTTACTGCAACAAGTGGGTGTTGATCATATGTAATACCAGGAGTCTTTGCATTATAAACGAATGTGCATAACATACCGACATCAGGAATTGGAGTTACCGTATCCTTTAGAAGATCCATAATTTCAAGCATCATATCTTCTTGGTCATTCGTTCCATTATTAATGTTGTTTCCTCCTAGACGGCTCATTTAAGTCCTAACTCCTCTTCGGTAATGATTTTGAATTCTATTCGGTTATCTTTACAAAATTCGTCAGCAGCTTTCCATTTTGCTTGATTGACCGCATACATGTTACACTCATAGATATATGATTTCGTCTGTCGTTTTGGTTTCTTTGGTGGTGCAGTTTGTTTTTTAGGTTTCACTTCAACCACATAGGTTTTAATTTTTCCGTTTGACTCTTTAACTTTAATTAGATAGTCTGGGAAATACCTATGAACACGATTGTCAACCGGCGAAACATATGGTATACTGAACTCTTCAGAAGCCCACGAAATAATATTATCATTTAAATCACACCATCTACAAAATCTTCTTTCCCAACTACTCCTACAAATAATGTTGTTGGGATTACCCTTATACTTTTCTGGGTGAGATGGTTTATATCTACTCTTAATACTTTCTGCCATTAACTTGACTACATAATATACAAGTCAAAACTTATTTATAAATGGCTTCCGTCTCTGTAGCGCCAAGCTCACAAAAAATATCTCAAATAAAGAGTAAGTTATTAAATCCTGCCCTAACGTCACACTTTATGATCTATCTTGGTCTTCCAAGAGATCAACAAGGTTTCAGACAATACATGGCAGAAAATGCTCTTTCTTTGGATCAAGACAGATTACAATTATCGTGTTGTGATGCATCTCTTCCCGGATCTTCTCTTGCAACCACGGAGTTGAGGAATGATTTCACTGGATCAACTGAGAGGCATGCATATCGACGCATCTATCAGGATAGAATTGATCTCACATTTTATTGTGATGCAGAACAATATATGGCAATTAGATTCTTTGAATCTTGGATGAAGTTTATTATGAATGAAAGTGCATCCAGTGGTATATCTAATGAGAACTACTCATATAGAGTTAAGTATCCGAATGAATATAAAGGATGTGGATTAGAAATTACTAAATTTGAGAAAAATATAAATCAGAAAAGTTCAGTGGTTCCGCTTACATATAATTTTGTCAATGCATTTCCAGTGGCAATTACATCCATGCCAGTTTCTTATGATGCATCAAACCTTTTAAAATGCACAGTTTCTATGAACTACACAAGATATTATATTGGTCCCGGTGGCTCTCAAAATGATTTATCTAGAGACACTGCAACTAGTCCATTTGCTGCTGCCTTTACTGAGGGTTTGGATTTGAATTTAAATCTTCCAAAATATGACAATATGGACTTCAATTTAAATAGTCCTGGTGGTCAAGCACAATTTAACTTCTTCCAAGGAGCTAATTTAGGATTGCCTACGTTCTCAAGTGAAAACAACATGTTTAGTTAGTTTTTCCCCAATAAATAATCATACTGAAAACCTATAAGACATTATGCCTTTACCAAAAATTGCAGCTCCTACATATGAACTTGAATTGCCATCAACTGGAGAGACGGTCAAGTTTAGACCTTTCCTTGTAAAGGAAGAAAAACTCCTTGTTATCGCCTTAGAAAGTGAAGAAACAAAACAAATTACGACTGCAATTAAAGCGGTAATTAAAAATTGTATTTTGACTAAAGGTATTAAGGTAGAACACTTACCAACTTTTGATATTGAATATCTTTTCTTGAACATTCGTGGAAAGTCTGTTGGTGAGCAACTTGATGTTAACATTGTCTGCCCTGATGATGGTGAAACTGAAGTATCTGTTCAAATTGATTTGGATGATATTAAAGTAAATCGAAGTGATGATCACACTAACAGAATTAAACTGAATGATGATCTCATGCTAGAGATGAATTATCCTTCGCTGGACCAGTTCATCAAAAACAATTTTGAATTTAGTGAAAAGAATGCCATGGATCAATCATTTGATCTTGTCGCATCTTGTATGGGTAAAATTTATAATGAGGAAGAAGTTTGGGTTGCTAATGATTGTAGCAAGAAAGAACTATCGGATTTCTTGGAACAAATGAACTCTGCTCAATTCAAAGAGATTGAGAAATTTTTTGAAACGATGCCTAAACTTTCACATACTATCAATGTGACCAATCCAAAAACAAAAGTAGAGAGTGCTGTGCTCCTGGAGGGACTGGCAAGTTTTTTCGCCTAGCCCTAGTCCACATGGACTTGGGTAACTATTATAAAATTAATTTTGCTTTGATGCAGTTTCATAAATATAGTTTGACTGAAATTGAAAATCTCATTCCATGGGAGAGAGATATTTACGTTGGACTGTTACAGCAGCATCTTGAAGAAGAAGAATTAAAACGAAAGCAACAAGCATCTAATGGATGATACTGCAACCACACCACAAATAAAATCTACCACAATATCCGCATCTAGGATGATGGGTAGAGAAGTTGGTGGTGCATCTGGTTCAGTTGGAAAGGAATCAAAGATTGGAACTCTTTCAAGAATTTTAAGAACCACCCGCATCAAAGTAAATGTGGTAGAGGGTCGAACAAAAATAAATGCAGAAAAAATAAAAAGAATAAAGAATATAATAAAGGAACAAAAAAGTGATCTAGCAGAAAAACTCAGTAGTCTTGATGAAACTGCAGAATTTGCTTCTGTTGAAAAGGGTCTTGATGAAATCATTAAGACACTGCAAAAGGAAAGAAAGGCAGAAGAGAAAGCAGCAGAGGCAGCAAGGAGAAAGAAAGAGAGAGATCGTGCTAAGTCTAGAGAGAAGAAATTAGAGTCTGGACTAGGCAAAGGAATCAAGAAAGTTGTTGGAACAGTAGTAAAACCATTTAAGAGTATCTTTGATAAGATATTTGGTTTCTTACTTAATGTTCTCATAGGTAGAACCATTATAAAATTGATTGGTTGGTTTAACGATAAAGAAAATCAAAGAAAAGTAAAATCATTAATTAGATTTGTCAAAGACTGGTGGCCTGCACTAACTGCTGCTGTTCTTTTATTTGGAACTAGTTTTGGAACAATGGCAGGGGGCCTTGTATCATTAATCGGTGGGTTTATTCCAAAATTATTATCATTAAGCGTAAGACTAGCGGCAGCTATTGCAAGAAATCCATATGCTGCTGCTGTGCTTGTCACTGCGGGTAGTGCAGTTGCTTTAGCATCCAGGGCTAAAGATAGCACTGAGCAGATAATAGAAGAAAAAGGTATGACTGATGCTTCTCCACAGGAGCAAGCAGATGAACTATCAAAACCTCCTGCCATTGCGGAAACATTTACCAGAACTATACTACCTTCTCTAAATCAACGACAAGGATTTTCTGGTGGTGGTTTAGCTCGTAGTAATGCGCGTGGAACTGACACTGTTCCTGCCATGCTCACTCCAGGTGAGTTTGTAATGAGTCGTGGCGCTGTTAATAAGTTTGGCGCAGATACTTTAGCATCAATGAATGCTATGGGTGGAGGAACAAATAAACCAAAAGTAACCTCTGGGATTACATATGCGGCCGGTGGTGGATTGATGGGGGGACCTTCATTCGCTGAGCATGCGTCAGATACTAAAGACTCTATTATCAATGCGGGTGTAAATGTTCAGAGACAAGTAGAGAGTCATTTATCTTATTTGGTTGCCGAAGGACTTAAATTAGTTCCTAGATTAGAAACTCAGATAATTAGAGCAGGACGTTTCGTTGAGACAAACGCTGCATCACTTGCTAGACAGAGTGAAAAATTTGCTAATGATGCAATTAATTATTATCAAAGTGGTGAATTACAAAGACAGGCAGTCTCTAGACTACAGTCGGTGGGAACTTCGGCTATGGACGCTGTTGGTGGATTGCAAGATTTTATAAGAGATACTCCATATATTGGAGAAAACGCTGCAATAGAAAGAGAAAGAAGACTTGGATTAATGGAACCAGGTGCTGATTCCCTACTGCCTGAAGTCAAAGAGAGACTTAAGGCTAATGATGAAAGAATAAGAAGTCTATATGATCCAGAGAAAGACACTGGATTCATGGGTGCGTTGAAAAAAGCAAATCAGACTATACAAAATAAAGGTGCTATTATTGATCCATTTGCAATGCTTGGATTAAAAAACGAGGGAACGGAAAAGTTTTTTGAAAAACAATTTGGTATTAAAAATCTTGGTGCTAAAATAACGGGACTCCAATTTGCGGCAAAGGGTCTTCTTGGTCCACTTGGAAGAATGTTCCAGATTGATGATAGAGGCTCTCTTGGTAGATATCTAAGACCTGCCCTGGAAAAAGCACAGAGTTTGGGACTTAGTGGAGTTGGAAATAATGAACTATTTAATGAGGGGAAGGGTGCAACTGATCCAACTAATAATTACAATGCATTAGTCGGAGATAAATTGGCTAATCTTGCATTAGGGCAGGTTGGTTTTAGAGTAGATAAGAATGGTCGAGCAATAACTAGTGATGTTTTTGATTCAAATAATACTGCAGAGTATTATTTTAAAACTAGTAGGAGAGAACTTGCAAGTGGAAATATTTACGGCGGTCTTTTTAATGGACTATCTGGTGTTTTACGTGTAAACCAAAATACTGGATGGGGAAACCTACGCCCAGGAGGTAACGATATAGACCTTGGTGGTGGATTTGCACCAACAGATGCTTCTCAAAAACCTGGTGCATCTCCTATGACTCAATCAGAGATATTAAACGCTCAGAGATATGCGGAGTCTAAAGGAAAATATTTTTCTAGCGCAGATGGAAAAACTTATCCGAGTTATCAAGCTGCTTTAGATGCTCAGAGAATAAAACCTGCCCAGATATCAAGATCTCAACGTCAACTAACTCCGACAATAGGTCCACCAGTTAAACCTCAACCAAAAGTTGAATTTATGGATATTGTTGA